CTGAAAAAGCAGACTGTTTCGGGATTTATGCTCAATAAAATACCCGACCACCCCCAGCAACATCTTTGTATAACCAACACGGGCAGATTTAATCAGGTTAACAGTGCGAATCAGATCGTTGCCCATACAGTTCATGATGGCGATCTGGAACGGCAGCGTTTTCCATTCTCCCTCACCATATGAAGATTCTTTAGGCAGATAATAATTTTGATCAGCCCATTCAACTGGCGTCACCGGCAATGCCCTTATCAGGGGCTGTAATGCTGTTGTGACAGCACTCATCATATTATTCAGTTGTTGCTCTGATATATTCATCGAGTAAATCCGGTAATTTATCCCCTGCCCGCGCACACTGATTTGCCCCCTTCGCAATAAGGGTTTTCAGATGGTCAAGATGGCGCGGTGTTAAATCAGGAAACTGTCGTTGCATGGATAAAGGGATGGAATCAAGCGTACTGGATAACGCCATTGCCAGCTTGCTGAGGGCAAAAATACAGAACCCGGTGTCAATAAGTTTTCCTTTTGACACCTCATTTTTTAACTGCTGTGTAACAGCCTGTTCTGCTGTCAGTTCCCATCTGGCAATAAGCAATTTCTCCTCATAGTCGTCTTCGCTATCGCCATCAGGCACATCGTTTTTACTTCTTCTCAGATACGATATGTAAAAATCACGCCAGGCATCCAGATCCAGTTGCCCTCGCTTATTCGATATCGGGGCACCCGGCAATTTCTGCAGTCTGCGAAGCTGGCGATCGGTCAGACTCAAATGCCTGGCAACTTCAGTCTGCGTAGCCACTGTTCACCTCGCAAAAAATCTCCCCTCATGCGTTTTAAACATGCATCTTGCGAGCAACTTTATGCAAACGCACGCATATGTCCGGTTTGTTTGTACATTTTTTGCACATGTCCGGTTCGCAGAAAGCATGTTTTTATATTTTTCATATAGTTAACTTGCAGAGAAACCGGACATGGATCCCGAAAAATTTTCATAAATAGTGAAAACGCGCGAGGTCGACGCCCCGTAACGGGTCCACATGCCGGAAAGGACCCGCAAAAAAAGCCGGATTTCTCCGGCCTTGTCTCAGATGGTTTTCAGTATGCGATCGATGTTGCCGTCATCGACCGGGTTTCTGCCATCGTATGCCATGCCAGCTGATACGGCTTTCGGGCTGTGCATGTCCATAAAGTTTTCAAAGGCTGAAGTAAGCTGTGGTGCAACCTTCGGGCGTTCCTGCTCTATGGTCATGCTAAGGATGCTTTTAGCCGTACCAACATCGATACAAGGCACGTTAGCCATTGCACGTAACAGCGGCTGGTAGTCGTCAGATTCATGAAGCGCCATAATCGCATCAGCGCGCTGCTTGTCCTGTTCTTCCAGTTTGTTTAGTCGGTGTATGGCCTCGTAGGTTGATAAACCTCTGTCAGCCATTGCCCGCGCTTCGGCTTTAAATTTACTCGCCAGCGGTAGCGTCATGATACTTTCATTCGTTGCCATCGTTCCCCCTGCTTATCGGGCCAGCGGCTGAACGGATACGCCGGAACCCGCAAAGGCGGCGCATTTTTTCGCATCGGTGTCGACGCTGTCAGGCCAGTTAACGGCGGCAATATTGAATATCCCCGTTTTGTAACACTGTGCTGATTTCTGCTTTGACGTGTCCACGGGGTGCGAAGTCAGATAAACAGCTTTGCCAGATTCCTGACCATCCCACGCCTTAAACTCGCCATTGTCTGCCAGCATCAGCGGGGTAAATTCCTGAATAACGCCAGCATCAGCGGCAAAATGTACCAGCGTCGTGGATACCTGCTGGCTGCCTGCAAATAACTCAATATATGGAGCGTCCATAGAATCCCCCGTTAAGCAATTTTGACGGTAACAAATTTGCGAATATCTGCCGGTACCGGCTGCGGTGCGCTGTGCGTCTGCACGTACTCAATCGCCGGATCGCCGTCCTCAATCCAGTTTTTCGGGTAGTACATGTTTTGCGTTGCGCCCGTTCTTACCGCTTCCTGATCCATAATCGCACCATATGCCACAAGCCCTTTATTGTTGGTGTTACCCAGGACAAGCAAATCAGGCTCAAGGAAATATTTTTCGGTGCCGTCGCTGTCAGTGTATTTGCCGGAATAGACGATAAGGGCCAGATCACCAAGATAGCCTTTAAAGCTCACCACTTCGCCCAGGTTTTTACAGGCCAGCTCGGCGGCGGATTCTGAGCCACGGTAAAGATCGTACAGTTCACGGAATTTTTTAAAGCTGCGTAATGTGCGCCATGCCTCACCGCCCATAATCATGACGTTGGCGGGGCAACCTGCCTGATCAGCATAAAGCTCGATGTCATAGATTGGGTCGTGCATGTCTTTATCCTGCTGGGACCATTTTTTACCACTGGCCTGCTGTATGATGCAGTTTTCCGGTATTTTCCAGTCGATTTCATAGCGTTCTATGCCTTCGCCCTCAATGATGTTTTTTCCGGTCGTTACCGCATTCACCGCCAGCCATTCCACGCGCGCCTTAATGGCGTTTATCTGGCGGCGCATGTTGCCAGTAATCAGGCGCATACGGCGGTAAGTTGGATCGTTAAGCTGTGCCGGATCTTCTCCAGCCATGCGCATGATGGTCTTTGTTGGATCGATTTCGTGCTTTGGCTTCATGTAGCCTGGTTTAATCGTGCTGGTTTCGTACCCTTTATCGCGCTGGACCTGACTACCCACCATAGGAGAACAGAACGCTGACATCGTAACCTCTTCAATGTCCAGGGTGTCCAGCATGATGTTTTGGGTGTTGAAGGTCGCCACGTTCGGGAAAAACAGCGTGGTAAACAGCGGACTAAATTTAAATTCCGAAATATCCCCGCGATTCAGGTACGCGAAAAGCTGGTTAGTTGTAAGTGCCGTTGCTTTGCCTGTCATTATTCACCTCCGTGAACCTGATTGATACCCAGCGCCGCACGTAAATAGGTACGCACCTGCCAGCCTGTTGACGGCTCAACCATCGCCAGCGGATCAAGTCCTGCCGCAATGCCTGCTTTTACATTCTGCTGGTGGCGTTCCTTGAGCGCCTCCACGATGTCGGGGCTTATGTAGACCGTCACCCCGCCTTTTTTCTCTTCTGCCATAGTCAGAAATTCCTCTTTGACTTAAAAAATCATAACTGGATGTTCATCCAGTCCTGATTATAATCATGATTGCATTTTGCGCAACAATATTGAGTTACGTTGCAAATTATGAAATGATTATCCCGATCATGTGTGCCAGTGCACCATAAAAAACCTCGTATACAAAAGCCCGATAAGCCCCCTGTGACCTTATCGGGCTTTTTTTAGGCGTAAAAAAGCCGGATTGCTCCGGCTTCGTCTCTTCATGTGGTCAGGGTTTTATGCTTTCCGTACGCCCGAGGAACTGGCATTTTTCAGAATAATATTATGCCCTGCTGGTGGCTTACCGTTATGCTTATTTTCTGCCTTCATGTTTCTGCGCTCCTGCTGTTTTTTCTTCATCTCATCCAGTCGCTTCCCCGCGTTCAACTGGTGCTCCTGTGTCACCTCCCCGCACGGATGGCCTTTCAGGTCGTAACGCACGCCACCAGCCATCAGGGAACGGTAATATCGCACTGAACTGACATAATACGCCAGCGTTGCGCGAAGCGCTCCCTGACCTAATGAAATACCTCTCGCAGTAATATCCTCCATCAGGTCATCAAATATGCCAACCTTAAGCGGTCTGGGCGATTCCTGGCTGAAAAGTTCAGGCCAGAGCGCGGCAAGGCGTTCAACGCGTCTGATATTTTTTTTCCGGCTCTTTTCTGATTTGCGTTTTGCTGCCGTCTTCTGTTGTGTTTTCTGCTCGCGGCTCTGCTTTTGCGCTGGTGTGGTTTTATCCGGCTGTTCAGCCTCCTGCGTCTTTTTCTGCGGTGTGCCGTATATGCCTTTTGGTTTTCGGTTAATGGTCAGCTTTGTCATGTTCTCCCCCTTTGTGCTGTTCCACCAGCGGCATCTGCTACCCCGTGTCGCTCCCGCTGGTGTCGTGTTTCCCCGCCTGTTAATAACCGTCATCATTTACGTTATCAGGGTAATCACGCCATATTTCATCAGTAAGCGACGGTAGCCCCATCTGTTGTATTGTCCTGTCTGCGGCCCTTCTGACTGCGTGAACATCATAACGGTTTTCAGGTATCGGGCGCTTTGCCTTCCTGATACATTCCCTTGCTCTCATTGCCGCAAGTTCTCTGTGCCTGTCTTCCTGAAGAGTAATCATCACATCCTGCCACCTTCTGGCAGCCCGTCGCCACAGTCCCCTGCTCTCGAGTTCTTCTGCTGTCGCGTCGCTTATTGTCCGGTTCTTCGGTGTGCTGTTGTTCATGTTGCTCCCCGCCTGATTCAGAAGGGTATATCATCTCCGTAGGGGTCATCGCCTCCCGCTGGTGGCTCATTCCCCTGTGTGCCTGTGGTTTTGCGTCTGTTCCCGCCATGACGTGCCGCACGCGCACTGATTACGCTGTCTGCGATAACCTGCCAGCCCTGCCGCGTTTCCCCGTTCTGTCCGGTCCACTGGCTCACCTGCATGTTACCCGCCACGCTCAGGAGTTCACCTTTGCGGTGCTTTGCCAGTGCTTCG